CGACGTCGTGTTGCTGGTGCGGGTCATGCTGTCCATGACCGAGCAGAACGTCACCACCAAGTCCGCCGGGGACGCCTGGGTGATGTCACTGCCGTCCGGCAGTGCGCGCCCGTTGCGCTCGGGGCCGTCCCATGCTCCGGCGCCCGTGAAGCGCTCGGGGTTCCGCCCCGTAGGGAATCCGCTGACCACGCTCACACCGTCCTCGTGAACTCGTACGCGCCGAACAGGATGTTGTTCGTTCCGGTCGTGGTCACGACCGTGACCTTGCGTCCGTCGCGGTCCTCGAACGCGTAGCGCTCGATGGTGAAGCCGGCTACGACTGCGTCCCCGATGCCCATGCATGCCTGGTCCGGGGTCTGGTGGTACGACTGCTTGTCCTTGTCCGACAGCAGCGAGTGATACATGACCTCGTGCAGCATGGTCACTCGCCCCCGTTCATCAGAGCCAGCACCTCGGCCACCGACCGCAAGCGGTCGGAGACCTGCTCGCGGTACCGACCGGGGCCGGGGTCCTGTTGGGCCCGGAAGGCGTCCCACACCCGATCCGGGTCGGTGGCGTCTGCCCGATACACGATCGTCCACGTCTCACCGTGCATACCGGTCGTCACGTGGTCCGGGTTGGTGAGGGTATAGAACCCCTTGTTGTCCAACGCCCCCCACAGGGCGCGGATGGCCCGGTCGCGGGCCTCGCGAGTCTTGCTACTGTCTTCCATGGCGCTGCCTCTCCAGTTGGCGCCGTTTCCACAGGGTCCGGGGTGCCACCCGGACCCTGTGTCGCTCTCATCCGTAAGAGCAAGGGGACGCACCCCCGAAGGGATGCGTCCGATGCTGCGGCGGACGATCAGTCACGGTCCCAGCGGCGGCTGAACCACAGCCGCGCGGAGGGACGCATCTTGCACTCCAGCCACGCCAGGGGCGCGGGGAGCCTGTGCAACGGCCTGTTGGGCCGTGGGCCATCAACGCGGTACACGTGGACCAGGTACAGGCCCAGGGTGTCCGCGACGTCGTACGCGAGAAGCTTCCAGCTCGGCGTGCGGTGGGAGTGCGTCATGGTCAGCGCTCCCTGCATTCGCCGTCGTGGTCGACGTGCAGACCGCAGAAGTCGGCGCACTCGTCGGAGCCGTCCACGTCGTCGTGGTACGGGCACGGGTCGGCGTCACTGAGCTTCTCCGAGCAGTACCGGCAATACGCGTCGTCGCGCTGGCACTCGGGCCACGTGGTGGCGTCCGGGTCGCCGCAGCCGGCGGCCAGGCACTCGTCGCACAGCTCGGGGCGGGCCATGTTCTTGGACACGACGGTGTCCATGCAGTCACGGCACGCGCAGTGCGTGTATCCGCTCTGAGGGGTCTTTAGGGCCTCGGTCATCTGCTCGGGCATCCGAGCCCAGTTGCTCACCGTGGCCACGTAGCGGTCGCTCACAGCCTCCCGGACGGTCATGGGCCATGAGTCCGCCTCTCCGCCCCGAATGCTGTGAGCGGTGAACGGTTGGCCGTTGAACGTGAACTGACGGGACCGTGACTGCGGGTCGTGCGCGTCTTCGTCAAGACACCACGCGCCGGCGTCGATCTTGTTCTTGTTGATGCTCATGCTGATCACTGCCTCTCCAAGAGTGATCGTCGGGGGAGTGCCATCCCTCGTGCTCTGTCCTGTAAGAGCAAGGGGGCCCGCACCCGAAGGTGCGGACCCGATGCGCCGGCAGGGTCAGTAGTCCGGGTTGTTGTCCCAGTAGCCATCGACCGACTTCGACACGGACACGCCGTGCGGGAACATGTCGTCGTTGGCGCAGTCCGTGTCGTTCTCACACGGGCAGTCCTTGCGAAGCTCCTCCGCCTTGCTCTCGGCCACGTCGCGGGTGCGGTGCGGGCCGGACAGGTGGTCGCCGTTCACGTGGAACACGTGGAATTCAGTTGCCATGACTGCCTCTCCAGGGTCATGTGTCATGCCGGCGGGTGCCACCGCCGTGCATGTATGGACTCATCAGGCCGGCACGGACGCTGTGAGCGTCCGACTCCCCGAGTGGGGTGCGCCCGTGCCGACTTGACGAGTGACGAATGAGTGCGACCGCCAACGTCTCTGGCGTGCGGTTTACAGCCCGTAGGCCGTCATCCCGCGTGTGTGGTCGTCGCCTTGGTGGGCCGTTACCCCGCCAACAAGCTGATCACGTGGGGGCGCCCGTGGGCTGCCCTGGAGGCCGGCTGCGCCGCGCCCGTCGCTCTCACTCGCCCTCGTACTGCGTGTGTGCCTCTCTAAGAGGCGTTCGCAGCATCCCGGTTGCTGCGTACCGCTCACCCTTCGTTCAGGCCAGGGGAGTCAGCCTGTGCGGTCCCGTGGGGCCGTGAGGCCCGGTCTCCGCACCACTCGCTGTCGGCGTCTCTCGCCTACGGCCTTCTCAGCCGTGGAGTGGATCACTGTTCAGTTGTCCGCTCGGGGAGCGTGTAAGCCGGCCCGGCGGTGATGTTCGAAGTCCTCGAACAGCCTGTGAAATCAGGCCGTGCAGAACTCCGGGGTATCTCCCGGTTCCTCCGCTTCTGCGGTGTCCCCCGTCGATGGCTTAAGACTGCTCTCTGACCACGATCGTGGTCAAGCCCCTCTCGGGAAGTTCTTCCATGATTTTTTGTGCACCCATGCTGACCTGCACTGATGAGGGTTGCCTTGGTAGATCGAAGAACTTGGTCTGACCTCAAAGCAATCACGTACGTGGTTCCGGAATCGCATGTGGACGCTTGTGACAGCCCTGTGAAGGCTTGGCCGGGCGGTGTGCGGCGCCCACGGCGCGCAACCGGCTCACACGGGGTGTGAGACGCATATATGCACGTCAGGGGCGCGCATATGACATACGACCGCTCACAGCGGTCGGTAACCGGTCAGTCACCCTGTAACCACTGAGGCGCCTGTGACCACTGACGCTCCATCAAGCGGAAGATGATCAGTGGCGTTCGAGTGCTGAGCTGCGCGGAAGCGCAGTGCACGAACAGCGGTTCGTGTGGGCCGGCAAAGGCCGGTCCTCGCGCGCGTACGCGGAGCTGTGCGCCTTCGGCGCACGGCGGTGGTCCATGACCACAGCAGACGGCCGTCAGGCCGTCAGCGGCCCCGTCAGGGGCCATGGTTCCCCCCTTCCGCTGTACGCCCCGGAGGGGCTAGCGGTACTGCCGATCCGGCAGAGATGAGCAGAGAGGCTGTGCCTCTCGCCGGCTGTGTGCGTACGCGCACACGCGTGTGCTGTGCCCGCCTGAAGGCGGGCACGCATGAGTGCGGCCCTGTCCTTCATGGGGCCGCACAGCTGTGGTGCGCAGCACCACGCATGGGTGCGTGCATGGGCACGCACACGCGGAGCTGTGCTCACCGACAGGTGGTGCTATCACGCAGCACACGAAGTGTGCGGGGTGATAGCGCAGCACAGGCCGTATGGCCTGTGCATGGCACGCATGGTGTGCACCGAAGGTGCACTGCTGTGGTCATGGTCTATGTGTGCCGAAGGCACACAGTCATGCATGAGGTGGACCAGCGAGGCGACATGGTCGTCGAGCGGAGGGTGTCCACCTCCGCTGATCGGGGGTCAAGCGGCCCCCTCAGGGGCCTGCTCTCCCCCATCTGTGCTGGTCAGACGGTGTCTGACCCCCCGATGCTTAACCACGCTTGACCCCCGATCCCTGGTCTCCGACCAGGTCTCGGTGGATAACTCCCCAGTGCTTGAGCCGGCTTATCGGCCGGCTCCGCTGGCCCTTCAGGGCCTGCATTCTGGCCGCTTATGCGGCCTCATGCGAAAGGGCCCCGGTGGGGGCCCTGAGCTGCTCCGATGCCCTGAGGGGGCATCCGCTGCGGCCTGTTGGCCGCCGCAGACCGGGAGGGCGTCTTTCCCTTCCGGTCGAGCTTCGCTGGGTCGAGCTTAGCTGGTGTTGATGATGGTTTTGCAAACCGTGTCGGCATGTCGAAAGTAATGGGTTGGTAAAGCTTTATGAGCATTACTCATAGTTGAATTCCGAACCGCTAGCAGAAGGGTGCTATCAGGCCGTACCCTCACGCCCCGCCGGGCCCCCCAGGGGCCCCGAGACGCGGGGAGGTGGCCATGGCCCGTCTGACGGTCAACAAGGACGGCAAGCTGGCCGGCGGCTCCCCGAGGGACCGCCGCATCTCCAAGGCCTCCTCGAAGGACAAGAAGCAGATCATCATCGCGACGGTGCGCATGGGGCACACCATCGCCGAGGGCTGCCACCAGGCAGGCGTCACCCGCAAGAACCACGAGTACTACCGCAAGTCCGACCCGGACTACCGCGACCTCATCGACCGGGCTCTCCAGAGCAACCGGGAGAAGGCGGAGGGCCAGCGCCGGGACGTCCCCGACTTCCCGGAGTTCTGCGAGCGGTATCTGAAGACCCAGCTCTTCCGCCACCACCTCCAGTGGCAGGACCTCCTGGAGGGCCGAGAGCCGCGGGAGCTGCACCCGGCCCAGCGCTACATCAAGGGTGACGAGGACCAGATCGTCGTCAACACCCCGCCGGAGCACGCCAAGTCCACGACCCTCACGGTCAACTACGTGGTGTGGCGGATCGTCCAGGATCCGAACATCCGCATCCTGCTGGTGTCCAAGACCCAGTCCATGGCCGCGAAGTTCCTGTTCTCGATCAAGCAGAGGCTGGCCGAGTCCGAGACGTACCTGGACCTCCAGCAGCACTTCGGGCCGCCGGGAGGCTTCCAGGAGGGCGCCTCGACCTGGTCCAGCACGCAGATCCGTGTGGCTGGCGCCGACTCCGGCGAGAAGGAGTACACCGTGGAGGCCGTCGGTATCGGCGGCCAGATCTACGGCACGCGTACCGACCTGGTCATCATGGACGACTGCGTGGACAACACGAACCACCAGCAGTTCGAGAGCCAGATCGACTGGATCCAGAACATCGTGGGCTCCCGCGTCGCCGACGTCGGCGGGCGGATGCTGCTCATCGGGACCCGCATGGCGACCACCGACCTGTACTCGGAGATCCTCAAGCCGCAGTACTACTCGGAGGGCACCAGCCCCTGGACGTACCTGACCCAGCCGGCGGTCCTGGACTTCGCGGAGGATCCCAAGGACTGGGTGACCATGTGGCCGGCTACCAACCGGCCGCCCGTGACCATCCAGGCCCGCAAGACCGCCGAGGCCGAGGGGTGGCCGAAGGACGGCCTGTGGCCCATGTGGCACGGCGAGGCCCTGGCCAGGAAGCGGCGCAAGATGACGCCGCGGAACTGGTCCATGGTCTACATGCAGGACCAGGTGGCCGATGACGCGATCTTCAAGCAGGCCGACGTGCAGGGCTGCATCGACCGGGCCCGCTATCCGGGCCGGATGTTCGACGGACAGCCCCAGCACCGCAAGCACGGCATGGACGGCCTCCTGGTCGTTGCAGGTCTCGACCCGGCCGCCGCCGGGTGCACGGCCATGGTGGTGGTCGGCGTGGACCGCCGCACCAGCAAGCGCTGGGTCCTGGACGTCGTCAACAAGCGCGGCATGCCGCCGCACGAGATGCGCTCCGAGATGGAGCGCCTGACCGAGCGCTACGGCATCACCGAGTGGCGGGTCGAGAAGAATGCCTACCAGGCGTCCATCGTGCAGGACCAGCTGATCCGCTCGTTCCTCGCCGCCCGCGGCTGTCTGATCAGCCCGCACCACACGAACAGCAACAAGTGGGACAGCGACTTCGGCGTGGCCTCCATGTCCACCCTCTTCGAGGGCTGGCAGGACGGCAACAACCTGATCCACCTGCCCAGTCAGGCGCAGAGCGAGGGCATCCGCGCCTTCATCGAGCAGTTGTGCTCGTGGTTCCCCGAGACCAAGGGCCTGACCGACACGGTCATGGCCTTCTGGTTCGCCGAGATCAGGGCCAGGGAGCTGATGGTCAGCGACTTCTCGGGCTGGCACGTGAACAACTCCGAGTTCACCTCGGAGCGCGACGCGTCGGGACAGATGGTCGTGGACATCGACTTCGCCTTGCAGCAGCAGGGCGCCGGAGCGTGGGACGGAAACCTGCGCTGGTGAAGGAGTGACGTGGCCGACGAGGAGCCCGAGCACGTCTGGTACTGCGGACGGCAGCTCAGCGACGAGACCTACGGGCTCGTCTGCGCGAAGAACACCTACCACTGGGGCGAGATCTCGGCCGAGACCGGGCTGGCTTTCCCCGCATGGACCGAGGCGCTGTACCTGGAGCACCTCGACGTGATCGACCCGGACGGCGCGGACGAGATCCGCGCGGCTCACGAAGCAGGAGAAGAGATCCCATGGCAACTCCCCTGACCGCAGACCAGCTCGTGGCGGCCCTGCGGGCCGAGGGCGTGGCCATCACGGGCCATGACGGCTGGCGCACGCACAACCGCAACCACAAGGGCGCCTGGGGCCCGGTCAACGGGACGATGGTCCACCACACGGGCCCGTACACCTCCGAGTCGCAGATCATGAGCTACTGCTGGTCGGGCGGCGCCGACCTGCCGGGCCCGCTGTGCACCGGGGTCATCGGCAAGAAGGGCATGGTCTACCTGCTCGGCAACGGCCGCGCCAACCATGCCGGAGGCGGCGACCCCCGCGTCCTGGCCGCGGTGACCGGCGAGGACTACGGCGACAAGCCGCCCGCCACGCACGAGCACCAGGGTTCCTCGGGCGCCGTGGACGGCAACAGCCACTTCTACGGCTGGGAGTGCGTCAATTCCGGATCCGGCAAGGAGACCTGGCCAGCGGCCCAGTACGTGGCCATGGTCAAGGTCCAGGCCGCCATCATCCGCGGGCACCGCGCGAAGGGCGACAAGTGGGGCCTGGCCGGCAAGGCCGTCATCGGCCACAAGGAGTGGTCCGACTGGAAGCCGGACCCCGCCGGCATCGACATGACCAAGTTCCGCAAGGACGTGGCCGCCTGCCTGGCCCTCCCGGCCGGCAAGTGGGGCGGCATCCCCACGAAGGTCAAGCTCACCATCGAACAGCGCGTGGCCGCCCTGGAGGCGGCCGTCAAGGCGCTCCGCGCGCAGAAGTAGCAGCCCAGGCCGTACATTTCGCCCCCGCAGGAGGTGGTCATGGCGAACATTGGTCAGATAGCCCAACGAGTTGAGGCCCTGCGCCGTGACGCCCAGGAGCGCGACGCGCGGCATCAGACTGTCTTCGACGCCCGAGCGCAGAAGATCGACAACATCGCGCCGGGCAGCATGCCGGACGCGTGGCCGCGTCCCATCACGGCGAACATCCTGGACACCTCCGCGCGTCAGCTCGCGGAGAACCTGGCCCCGCTTCCGTCGATCAACTGCGCCCCTGGCGTGGTGACGAGCGAGCGCCAGAAGAAGATGGTGGCCAAGCGGACCAAGGTCGCGTACAGCTACATCATCGACTCGGGCCTCAAGCGGCAGATGCCGACGGGGTGCGACTGGTACCTGACATACGGCTCGATGCCGATCGTCGTGGAGCCGGACTTCGAGGCCGGCAGGCCGCGGATTCGCATCGACAGCCCGATGAAGTCGTACGTGGAGTACGACCTGTCGGGCAAGGTCCGCTCGTACACGAAGGTCTGGCGGGAACCGGCCCGCAGGCTCGCGGCGAAGTTTCCCGAGCACGCGCAGGCCATTATGGGCGGCGACCAGCCGTACGGACGCCAGTCCTCGGGGGACACCGAGCTGGAACTGGTCAAGTTCTGCGACAAGGACCAGTACGTGCTCTACATGCCGGAGCGCAAGAACCTGGTCCTGATGGACACGCCGAACCACTTCGGCAAGGTCCCGGTAGCCGTCGGCCGCAAGCCGTCCTGGGACGACCAGGACCGCGGTCAGTTCGATGACGTTATCTGGCCGATGCTGGCCCGTAACCGCATGGCGATGCTGGGCCTTCAGGCCACGCAGCAGACCGTGCGCGCCCCGCTCGCCATCCCCACCGACGTGCAGAAGATCCCCTTCGGGGATGACGCGGTGATCCGCACGAACCATCCGGAGAAGATCCGGCGCGTCGGTACGGACATGCCGCAGGCGGCATGGCAGCAGGACGCCCTCCTGGCGGCCGAGGTCATGAAGGGCACGCGTACTCCAGCCTCAGCGACCGGCGACGTGCAGGCGAGCATCATCACCGGCCGGGGCGTGGACGCCCTGAACGGCGGCTACGACATCCAGGTGGCCACGGGCCAGCTCATCATCGGTGACGCCTTGGAGCGCGCCCTGGAGCTGGCTTTCGAGATGGACGAGAAGTTCTGGCCGGACTCGAAGAAGGCCATCTCGGGCGTCATCAACGGCACGCCCTTCGAGGAGTCGTACACCCCCGCGAAGGACATCAAGGGCAACTACCGCGTGAGCGTGAGCTACGGCTTCGCCAGCGGCATGAACCCGAACCAGGCCCTGATCTTCCTTCTCCAGCTCCGCGGTGACCAGTTGGTCTCGCGGGACTTCGTGCAGCGCCAGTTGCCGATGGACGTGGACGTGGCCTCGCTTCAGGCCGAGGTCGACAAGGAGCAGACGACCGACGCTCTCAAGCAGGGTGTCTTCGCCCTGCTGTCGTCCATCGGGATCATGGCCCAGCAGGGCATGGACCCGACGATGCTGCTCACCAACGCCGCCAAGCTGATCGACCTCCGGGAAAAGATGCCCATGCACGAGGCGATCCTGACGGCGTTCCAGCCGGAGCCCCAGCCTGCGGGCGGGCCTCCGGGCGCCCCCGGCGGCCCTGGTGAGGGTCAGGGCCCCGGGGCGCCTTCCGGCATATCGCCCACCACGGGCATGCCGCAGGGCATCGCCCCCGGCCAGGCCCAGATGGGCCCCGGCGGCCAGCCGGACGTCATGAGCCTGCTCGCCGGGCTCACCAGTGGTGGGCAGCCCACCGCATCCGCATCAGTGAAGAGGTCCGTACCGGCATGAGCGACTGTCAGACATGCGGCCGTCCGGCCGAGAACGGCCAGCCCACCCACTGGCTGGGCTGCACGGAGACCCTGCGCCACCACGCGCGGAACCTGGTCGAGCCGGACTTCACCGGCTCACTCTGCGAGCACAGAGGGTGCTCACAGTCGAAGTGGAGCGACGGTCCGCGCACGAAGTACTGCGCGGATCACAAGGACCCCAAGAGCAGGGAGAAGTGATCATGTCCGACGGATTCGCGGGCGACCCGTTCCACGAGGGCGGCAGCCAGCCCATGGCGCACCTCAAGGGCGGCATGGAGAGCCCCAACACCCAGCAGCCGATGACCAGCGAGAACTCCGGCGACAGCGACGGAAACACCGTCACGCCCGGCGTCGTGGGCTGGAACACCACCAGCCTGGGGGCCAAGCCGGGGCTGAACCCCACCAACGACAAGAACAAGGCGCACTAGGCCATGGCCCGCGGCGGATACCGGCAGCCGGGCAACCCGGCCCCCGTCAGCGGGCCGGGTGCGCTTTCCAAGCGCACGGACGGCGGACCGGGGCAGCCGGTGCGCACGCCTTCGGGCGGTGCGTACGGCGAGCGTCAGGCGATGGAGCAGATGCAGCAGGCGGCGCCCCTGGCGGCGTCCCCTGGC